GCTTTAATCATGAACTGGCCGCAGATCACCTGGATTGTATGCATGTCCCTGAAACTGGCTTTCGAAGCCTTTAGGGTCTTCATCAGAACCGAACGCCTGTCAGTCCGCGCCGGGACCTTTCTGGTTCATATGGCACGGGTATTCTTTGTCGCAATGTTGCTCTGGTGTGGCGGCTTCTTCAGTCAGGCCCGCGCAGCGCAGCCTCCGCAGGCAGCGCTGCAGTATCGCGATGATGTGATCCGTAATGCCCGGCTTGAATGGGGACTGTCTGCGCCGGTGGCTGATTTCGCTGCGCAACTGCATCAGGAAAGCGGCTGGCGACCTGATGCGATCTCGCCGGTTGGCGCTCAGGGACTGGCGCAGTTCATGCCCGCCACCGCCGACTGGATAAGTCAGTTGATGCCGGGGCTTAACAGCCGTGAGCCATTTAATCCGGCATGGGCCATCCGGGCGCTGGTCAGCTATGACCGCTGGCTGTGGCAGCGCGTCAGCGCCGCCAGTGACTGCGAGCGTATGGCCATGACACTGTCGGGCTATAACGGTGGTCTGGGCTGGGTACAGCGGGACAGGCGGCTTGCATCACAAAAAGGGCTGGACAGCACCCGCTGGTTTGGTCATGTCGCCACGGTGAATGCCGGACGCAGCACTGCCAGCTGGCGGGAGAACCGTCATTATCCCCAGCGCATCCTGTTCACGCTGGCCCCGCGTTATCTCTCATGGGGAGGGGCAAGCTGTGTGGGTACGTAAGTTACGGTCGCTGCCGTGGCGGGTCATTATGCTGGCCATTCTCCTGAACACCTTCCTGCTGGCGATCTGGTGGCTGGGATACAGCACAGGCCACGACCGGGCCTCCGCTGACGGTCAGGCGGCGCTCAGCCGCCTGCAGGCGGATTTTGACGGATACCGGGCAGAACAGGCCCGGCGTGAGGTGGCGGCGTTGCGCGCATGGTCTGAGCGTTATCAGGAGCAGGTAGCCGCCGGGCAACGGGCTGAAGCTGGTTATCTTGAGCAGATTGCTCAACTGGAGGACCAGAACAAACAACTACAGGGGCAAATTAACGATGTCACACAGCGCTGGATTGATGAAAAAGGTAAGAGCCATCCCATTGAGTGCGTGTTTACTCGCGGTTTCGTGCGCCAGTACAACGCCGCACTCGGATACGACAACGCATCCGTCGACACCGGTCATTCAGACTCAGTTGCCGCCGCTGGCACCGGCACTGGCGCAGCGACCGGGCAACCTGAAACCGCTGACGCCCGGTTACGCAATTCGGGTGTCTCCCAGCTTGACGTCCTTGCCAACATCATCGACAACGCAGGGCAATGTCGTCGCTGGCGAAACCAGATAAACGCGCTACTGGATGAACGGGAAGGATTACAGAAATGACACTGCAGGTTGAATTCTGGACGGTGGTGAGTTTTTTGCTCACCTTCATGGGGTTTGTGGGAGGGCTCGCCAAATGGTTGTTCAGTAAAACAGAAGAACGCCAGGCGGCACGATTCGCCTCCCTTGAGCAGGCCCTGCAACAGTCCGCCTCCAACTGGGGCGAACTGGAAAAAGAATTTATGCGATTTAAAGCGGATTTACCGCTGAATTATGTCCGTCGCGAGGATTATATCCGTGGCCAGACAGTCATCGAGGCCAAACTGGACGCGCTCTACAACAAACTGGAAGTGGTACAGCAGTACCGCAATACCGGAGGTCAATAATGGTCGATATTACCCGGGTACGCCGCGAATCCCTGCGCTGGAGTCTGCTGGTTGCCCTGAACAAAACCCGCCCTTATACCGCCAGCGAGACGCTGCTGCTGGAAGTGTCCCGCGCCATCTACCCGGACACCACGCAACTGGAGCTGCGCCGTGAGCTTGATTACCTGGCAGATCGCAAGATGGTGGAACTGGAGAAGAGGCCTTCCGGTGACTGGTTTGCCGATCTGAGTCGCCTTGGTGTGGATATTGTGGAATACACCGTGGAATGCGGCCCCGGTATTGCCCGCCCGGAAAAATACTGGAGTGAGTGATTATGGGACGTCGCAGCAGCATTGATTCTCTGCCGAAGGAGGTCCGTCGCTGGCTTGAGCGGGCACTGACGGAGAATAATTTCACCGGCTATGCAGAGCTTGAAAGTCTGTTGAAGGAAAAGGGGTACAGCATCACCCGCTCTTCCCTGCAGCGGTTTGGCTACAAAATGGAGCAGCAACTGGCCCGGGTGCGGGCGGCAACCGAGGCAGCGCGTCTGCTTGCCCGGGAGGCCGGAGACGATCCTGATGACCGTTCAGCCGGGCTGATAACCCTCGTCCAGACCGAAATGACGGATATCCTGATGCGCCTGCAGGAGTCGCGGGAAAACGACGATCCCTTCGCCCGGGCAAAACTGCTGGCAACGGCTTCAAAAAATATCGCCACACTGACCCGCGCCTCGGTCAACCTCAAGCGCTATCAGGCAGAAGTCAGAGAGAGGGTTGAACGTGCTGCCGCTGCCGCCGAGAAAATTGCCCGTAAGGGCGGGCTCTCTGCGGAAGCCGTACAGGCACTGCGCCGGGAAATTCTGGGGGTGGTATCATGACGGAGCTGCCGCCGCACATTCCTGACACCGCGAGTTATAAGGCCCCTCCCGTTCTGTTGCCCTACCAGCAGCGCTGGGTGGCAGATGCCTCTCCGCTTAAGGTGATAGAAAAGAGCCGTCGTACCGGTATTACATGGGCTGAGGCATCCGATAACGTACTGACCGCCGCCTCTTCTGCGCCAGCAGGCGGGATGAATGTGTATTACATCGCTTATAACCAGGACATGACCGTCGAATACATTCAGGCGTGTGCGATGTGGGCACGGGCATTCAACTATGCGGCCAGTGAAATTGAAGAAGGATTCTGGGAAGAGGACGACGACGACAAACACATCAAGACTTACACCATCAAATTTCCTGACTCCGGCTTTCGTATTGTTGCGCTCTCCAGCCGCCCGTCTAACCTGCGTGGCCGTCAGGGTATTATTGTTATCGACGAAGCGGCGTTCCATGAGCAACTGGACGAACTGCTGAAAGCGGCGCTGGCGATGCTTATCTGGGGGGGAAAGGTACGCGTTATCTCCACCCATGACGGTGACGACAATCCGTTCAATACGCTTATCGGGGATATCCGTGCCGGACGTCAGGGAGGCAGCGTACATCGCATCACTTTCCGGGAAGCCGTATCTGAGGGGCTGTTCCGGCGCGTTTGTCTGCGCACCGGGAAGGAATGGTCGGAGGCATCCGAGCAGGCCTGGATGGCGTCGGTGTACAAATTCTACGGTGCCGGTGCATCCGAAGAGCTTGACTGTATTCCGGCCAACGGTGGCGGTGCCTGGCTGTCCCGAGCCCTGATAGAGTCCCGCATGTCCGCTGATACGCCGGTATTGCGTCTGACCTGCAAGGAAGGTTATGAACTGCTGTCTGATGAGGTTCGCTTCCGCGAGACGCAGGACTGGCTTGATGAGCATCTGAAACCATTACTGGAGGCGCTCCCCGCTGGTGCCCGCTCTTTTCTGGGGCGTGACTTTGGCCGTAGCGGGGATTTGTCGGTGGACTACCCGTTGTTGCAGGAGAAGAACCTGATACGACGCGTGCCATTCGTACTGGAGTTGCGTAACGTGCCGTTCAGGCAGCAGGAGCAAATCACCTGGTATCTGATGGATGGCCTGCCCGGTCTGCTGGGTGCAGCGTTTGATGCCCGTGGTAATGGTGCCTATCTGGCTGAATACGCCATGCAGCGCTACGGCTCCGGCCGGGTTCAGCAGGTGATGCCAACCGAAGGCTGGTACCGGGAGCATATGCCTCCGGTCAAAGCTGCACTGGAAGACGGTAACCTGGTGGACTTACCAAAGGATGAAGACACACTGGATGACCTGCGGGCCGTTCAGGTGGTGAACGGTGTCCCCCGCGTGCCGGAGCAACGCTCAAAAGCAAAGGCTGATGGTGGTAAACGTCACGGGGATTCAGCCATCGCACTGGCGCTGGCGTATTTCGCCAGCCGTGAAATTAACAAAGGGCCGGTGAAGGCAAGCTCACGCCGTCGTCGTCAGGCGGCCCGTATGCTGGAGGGATTCTGATGGCGAGGGGTATCTGGGTTTCACCCGATGAATTTGTTGCTTTTTCTGAGCCTCAGAAATCACTGACCGCGCAGATTGCCTCCCGCAGCCGCGCGATCGACTTTTACGGACTGGGCATGTATCTGCCCAATCCTGATCCCATTCTCAAGGCTCAGGGACGGGATATCCGTATCTACCGCGAACTGCGCACCGACCCGCTGGTCGGGGGCTGTATCCGCAGACGTAAAGCAGCGCTCAAATCACTGGAGCGTGGACTGGAGCGCGGTCACGCTTCTGCCCGGGTCTTCCGTTTCATCCGCGACATGCTCGACGATCTGGATCTGTCCCGCATCATCGGTGAGATGAGTGATGCCGTGCTCTACGGGTATCAGCCCTGTGAAATCATGTGGGGCCGTTCGGTCAGGGCGTGGGCAGTGACGGATATTGTCGGCAAACCGCCTGAGTGGTTTCAGTTTGATACGGACAACTGCCTGCGCTTCCGGGCGCGTGATGCGGGTGTGGAGGGTGAGCTGCTGTCACCGTCAAAATTCGTGGTGCCGGCACAGGATGCCTCGTATGACAATCCTTACGGTTTCCCGGACCTGTCCATGTGCTTCTGGCCGGTCGCCTTCAAGAAAGGCGGGATGAAATTCTGGCTCCGCTTTGCCGAAAAGTTTGGCTCCCCGTGGGTGATCGGTAAGCACCCGAGGGGTGCAAATGATGCAGAGATTGAAAAACTGCTGGACTCCATGGAGCAGATGGTGGAGGACGCGGTGGCCGCCATCCCCGATGACAGCAGCATCGAACTCAAAGCCGCGGATGGTAAGGCGGACAGCAGCGAGGTATTCCGCGAGCTGATCACACTGTCACGCAGTGAGATCTCCATTGCATTACTTGGTCAGAATCAGACCACGGAAGCGAACAGTAACAAGGCCTCTGCACAGGCCGGGCTGGAGGTAACGGCTGATATCCGCGATGCGGATGCGGACATCATTCAGGCAGCAGTGAATCAGGTTATCAGAACGGTGGTCACCCTGAACTTCGGCGATGTGCCGTGTCCGGTCTGGGCCATGTGGGAACAGGAGACCATTGATGACACCCGCGCCACCCGCGACGAAAAACTCACCCGGGCGGGTCTGCGTCTGACCCCGCAATACTTTAAGCGTGAGTACCAGCTGCAGGACGGCGATATTGACGAGACACCACCGTCGGAACGCCAGAATAACATGCTGCCGCTGTCATTTGCCGAGGCGATTGATGCCGATATTCAGGCTCAGCAGCAGCTTGACGACGCGCTGGACATTCTGATGAACGGAGGTGTGTTAAATGGCACGCTGGAACCCGTCCTGGCACCTCTGTTTAAGCGGGTCGAAAACGGGGTTAACCCGTCTGAGCTGCTGGGCGAACTGGCGGAGCTCTACCCTCAGATGAACAC